TGCTAAATATATTATTAACGCTTTAGAATCGGAAAAATATCGAATTCGAGTCGTAAAAAGATAAAAAAAGCGGTATAAATAAAAACAGGAAACTTTTTGTGTAAATAGTGGCTTCTAGGGCATTCAAAGATATCAACTTATCGTTCAAACGTCATCCTGTGACGAATGATGTGGTGACAATTCGTAATGAAGATGCTATAAAAAGGTCTGTAAGGAACATAATTTTCACAATTCTTGGTGAAAAACCATTTGAACCTAATTTTGGCTCAGTTATTAATGAATCTTTGTTCGATTTGAATACAAATTTGAATGAAATACGAGTTTCAGATGAAATTAGGTCATCTTTACTTAATTATGAACCAAGAATTAGTAATATTGATGTAACTGTGACAGTTGCACCTGATACAAATGAAATGAATTGCACAGTTCAATATGATATCACTGGAATTCCAGCACCAACACAAGAAGTAGACGTTCTCCTATTCCCAGCTAGAGTATAATGGCTTTCGGACAATATGTTAATTTAGATTTTGATCAAATTAAAACGTCAATCAGAGATTATCTGAGGGCGAATACAAATTTTACTGACTATGATTTTGAAGGGTCTAATCTTTCAATAATTATTGACGCATTAGCATATAATACATATACAACTGCCTACAATACTAATATGGCAGCAAATGAGTGTTTTCTTGATTCCGCTACACTTCGAGAAAACGTTGTTGCACTTGCCAGAAACATTGGATATGTTCCAAGGTCTCGTAGATCAGCAAGAGCAAAAATATCTTTTACAGTTGATGGACTAACAGAGACATCAACACTTACAATTAACGCTGGAATCATCTGTAATGGTGCTGGAGACAATACAAACTACATATTTTGTATTCCAGAGGACATTACAGTGCCTGTTGTGAACGGATTTGCTGAATTTAATAATATTGAAATATACGAAGGTGTTTATATCTCACAAAACTTCACTGTTGACACTTCTTTGTTCAATCAAAGATATATTCTTGATAATTCCTTCATCGATACATCAACAATTCAAGTTAAGGTTAAACCATCATCCTCATCAAACACCTCAGTTACATATAAACAGATTGATAATATCGTTGGAGTTACATCAACATCAAATTCTTACTTATTACAAGAAATTGAAGATGAAAGATATGAATTAATCTTTGGTGACAATGTAATTGCTAAAAAACTATCAAATGGTAACGTAATTACAGCTTCTTATATCGTCACTGATGGAAAAGAGGGAAATGGTGCTTCAGAATTTAGTTTTGTAGGAAATATTACAAATCAAGACGGTGCAGCAATTAATGCTGACCTTATATCACTTGTTTCGACTGATGAAAAGTCAAGAGATGGTGATGATATCGAATCAATCTCATCAATTAAGTATTTTGCTCCAAGAATTTACTCCTCTCAATATCGTGCAGTCACGGCATCTGATTATGAGTCAGTTTTAGGTTTCATTTATCCAAACGTAGAGTCTGTAACTGCTTTTGGTGGTGAGGAGATGAGTCCACCTCGTTTTGGTAAAGTTTTCATATCAGTTAAACCTCGAAATGGTGATTTCTTATCAGATGAGACAAAAAGAGAGTTAATTCAAAGATTAAAAAGTTACGCAGTTGCTGGAATTGTGCCAGAGTTCATTGATTTGAAATATTTGTTTGTTGAACTCAATACAACACCATATTACAATCCAAGTTTGAATGATGATCCAAATAATCTTAAAACTGGTATTTCAAATGCTCTCACACAGTATTCACGTTCAATAGATGTAAACAAATTTGGTGGTAGATTCAAATATAGTAAGGCTGTGTCACTCATTGATAGTGTTGATTCATCAATCACGTCAAATATCACTCTTGTCACAATTCGACGTAATTTAAAAGCAGTTTTGGGTCAATTTGCTCAATATGAGGTTTGTTACGGTAATCGATTCCATACTCAAGAGAGTGCATATAATGTAGTATCAACAGGATTTACAATTGAAGGAGTTACAGGTGTTGTTTATCTTGCTGACGAGGTAATTAATCGTGAAAAAGGTAGAATATTCTTCTTTACATACATTGAGGGTGGAACTCCAAATATCGTAAAGAAAAATGCTGGAACTGTTGATTATATGACTGGTGAAGTTCTTATAGATACTGTAAATATACTTTCAACAGTAGTTGCAAACGGTGTGATTGAAATTCAAGCAATTCCACACTCAAATGACATCGTAGGACTTCGTGACTTATATGTCAAGTTTGATATGACAAACACAACAATTAATATGGTTCAAGATTTAATTGCATCAGGTGAAAATACATCTGGTTCTAGATTTGTTCATACACACAGTTACTACACTCCTACTTTCACGAGAAAATCTAACTCTCCTGTATCAACTGCTGCAGCAATTCTTCCCTCCACAGCTTCTTCAACTGCAACTACAACAACAAGTGGTGGAACTTACTCAGGTTCAACTATGGGTTCAACAACTACGACTAACACAACTCCTACATCTTCATCAGGTGGTGGATCTAGCTACGGTGGCGGATATTAATGATAGATACCTCAATACAAAGAGTTGAAATCAATCAGGTAATTGAAAATCAGTTACCTGAGTTTGTTCAGTCTGAAAGTCCACTTTTTGTGGATTTCATGAAACAGTATTATATCTCTCAAGAATATCAGGGTGGTTCAATAAACATTGCTGAGAATCTTGACAGATATACTAAATTACAAACATATGTTGGCGCTGCACTGACAGAATATACTGGATTATCTACAGATACAGAATCATACTCCTCTACAATCTTTGTAGATTCAACACATGGTTATCCAGAAAAATATGGACTTTTAAAAATTGATGATGAGATTATTACATATACTGGAATTGGCACAACTTCATTTACTGGATGTGTTCGTGGATTTAGTGGTGTTGACAATTTAGATCAACCGACAAGACCTGATTTGTTATCATTTAACACAACTGTAGGTGCATCTCATACTGGTGGTAGTAAGGTTCATAATTTATCAAATCTTTTTATTCGTGAGTTCTTTAACAAGTTAAAAACTACATTTGCAAGTGGTTTTGAGAATCGTAAATTAAGTAGTAATTTAGATCAAGTTAAATTTATTCGTCAAGTTAAAGATTTCTATCGGACAAAAGGAACTGAAGAATCATATCGGATATTATTCAGAATACTATATGGTCAAGAAGTTAATATTATCAAACCATCTGATTTTTTAATCAAACCATCTGACGCTGATTACGGATTTGCACAAGATTTTGTTGTTAAACCTATCACTGGAGATCCTCGTAATCTCAAGGGTTCAACACTTTTTCAAGATTCTGATGAAGATGATAAGAATATTAGAGGTGCTTCTGGTGCGATATCAGATGTAAAAGACTTTTTATATGGTGGAGAACATTACTATCAAATTAGTGTATCTCAAGATTCAATTGATGGTAATTTTATAGTTCCAGGCAGAACTCGTGTTACAGATCCTGTGTCAATAGGTGCAACTGTTATTACAGTTGATACCACAGTTGGATTTCCTACGAGTGGTTCACTATCATTACCAACTGCGAGTGTTGCTGGCGTTGTAACTTATACAGGTAAAACAACAAACCAATTTGTTGGAGTGGATACAGCTCTTGACACTTTAAGTGTTGGAGATGATGTAAGATATAATAATGTTGCATATGGATATTCTTTCGCAAATAATACAAAGAAAATTGAAGTTTTAATTACAGGTGTATTAAAAGATTTTCCTATTCCTGACTCAACATTCTATTTTAACAAAGGAGATAAAGTTAGAGTAGGGTCATTTGGTATTAATAAAAGTTCTGAGGATGGTAATTTTAGTTCATGGGTTTACAATACTTCTGTAAAGTTTACACCAAAGACTGTTACTAGACAATCAAGTAGTAGTTTTAATATTACAACTCTTTCCGATCATGGATTATTAGAAGAAGATGCTATTGAAGTTTTAGATGGTTCATCTAATTTAGTTGCAGTTGGTCGTGTCTTAAGTGTTGTTAGTAGTTCAACATTTATAGTGGGTGACTTGCCTGGTGTTGCTGAAAATAATTTTGCATTTATTCGTAGAAGATTAAAGAAAGGTAATAGTTCTCTTCATGATAATATTACAAAATACACAACTGATGTTCAAAACGTATATGACCATGATAGTGATAATGCATTAGCGTTACCACCACATCCTCATATGTATGCTGCTTCACCTTCTCTTCCAAGTTTAGGTAACGAACCAATAGCTGCGCCAGATCGTTCTATAACATGGACTGGCGCCACTGGAGGAGACCTCATACAGCTGATACAGGTTACAGAGGGTGCAGCGGATCATGGATTCTATTCTGGAGAGGTTGTCACATATAATGTGATTAGTGGTTCTCTAGGTCAACTGATTGATGGTAAAAACTATTATGTAAGTCGTGTTGATTCTAATAATATTCGTCTTGCAAACTCTTTACCTGACTTAGTAAATGGTGATTTTGTAGATGCAACTGGAAATGGAACATTCAAAATTTCTGTTCCTGACTTGGCAAACAAAAAACTTGATCATCAGAAATTATTAAAGAGATTCCCATTAAATCCAGTGTTTGACGGGGCAAGGCGTGAGACAGCGCCAGGCGCCACTGGCATGCTTGTAAATGGTACAGAGATACTAAACTATAAGTCAGGTGATGTTATATTTTTTGGTGGTGTTGAATCAATAGATGTTTTGGAAGGTGGGTCTCAGTTCGATGTTATCACTCCACCAAAAGTTAGTGTTGAAAGTTTAACTGGCGCTGGTGTCAGTGCGACAGCAAATGTTAAAGGTCAGTTTGAGAGAATTGATATTATAGACCCAGGCTTTGACTATGTTGCACCACCTATCATAGAAATTAGTGGTGGTAATGGTGTAAATGCAATTGCAAGAGCAAGATTGAAACAAGTTGATCACTTTATGGATTTTGATGCATCATCTACAGGTAATGCAATCAATATCGCAGATGACACAATAGGTTTCGGAACATTTCATAAATTCCGTGATGGAGAGGCAGTAATCTATAAAACATTTAATACTGGTGCGATAGGTATTGCAAGTGCTGGTATCACAACGACTTTAATTCAAAATAATCCAGATCAAAGATTAGTTGATGAATCAATCTATTTTGTGTCAAGAGTTAATCAAACAACAATTAAACTTGCAAATAATCAAAATGATGCAATAACAAAATCAAACTTAATTAACTTAACTGGATTTGCTGATGGTTCACAAAGATTTCAAAGTTTAAGAAAGAAGTTTGTTTTAGGTCAAATAATCATTGATAATCCTGGCGAGGGATATGAAAACAAGAGAAGATTAATTCCTACCGCTGGTATTAATACATATTCTGATTTTATTGAATATACAAATCATGGATTTGAAGATGGAGAACTTGTTCGTTATTCAAATAATGAAGTTAAGATTGGTGGTCTAGATAC